ACAAAAGGAAGGGTTGCATACTCTAATGGATCTGTGTAATCAAAAAAGTTTTCTTTAACTTGTCTTGTAAATCCCTCGGTCGCTTCTCCAAAATCAGCAGAAGCGCCAGAAATATCATCAGTTTGTTGTTTTTGCGAGATGGCTTCCATGATTTCTTCATCACTCATGCCAAAAGGGGTAACCCCTAAATCTAAAGCTTTTTGTACCAAGTCACCTTCAGCATATCTTCTTGGTTGCAGTCCTGATGTTATGCCTCTCATTTAAAGCACCTTAGAATAATCTACAGCGTAGTAACCGTTATCAACTACTTTAACTGCATCTGGTTTAACTTCGAGAACTTCTTGAGCCAATACGCCTTCTGTTGGTTCTGCATCAACTTGAAGCTCTTTAGCTTTATCGTTCCAATCCCATGTGTACCAACCAATGCCGGGTTCTAGTTCGCCAACTTTTTTAATGTTAGTTTTTAACTCAACATCAGATTGAGCTCCATAGTAAGCTCCAACAGCAGAACCTACTGCTCCTAATATTTGAGCTCCAGTCCCAGGTTGTTGATATGAACCACGTTGATAAGCGCTTGTACCAGTTCCACCAGATAGACCACCCATTGGTGAGCCGGCAAGTAGCTGTTGTCCAGTTTGCAATCTTTGTAATGGCTCGTTGGCAAGTTGATTTGCTCCAGCAAACTGTCTTGATAGAGCTGCTTGTTGAGTTTGTTGACCTTGCTGACCTAATTGGTTCAACATGTTTACTTGGTTGCCCAATTGATTTTGTCCTTGCAATCCTAGTCCTGCAATGCCTTGGCCTATTTGACCGTATTGTTGTCCAACACCACTTAATGCTTGAGCAGATCCAATTTGTTGTTGGCCTAGTCCAGCCATTTGAGATCCAAGCCCTGCTTGTTGAGAACCTATTTGAGCTTGTTGTTGACCTAATCCTGCTTGAATTCCTGCCAATCCTTGTTGAGCACCACGCTGGCTTTCAAATGCTTGTTGGGCTTGGTTTTGAGCTTGACCAAATCCAGCACTTCTAATACCAGCAACAGCCTCACTCGCACCACGTCCTGTCTGTCGGGCAAGTTCCTCTTGGGATATGCGGCCACGAGATCCACCAAACGCACCTTGAGATACAGCTCTGTCTCTAAGACCTATGTCTGCTTGCGATGATTGCCTGTTGATGTCTTCTAATGTTTGTTGAACAACTTGATCTTCGTAAGGGTTAAAAAAACTTTGACCCATGGATGGGTCGTACATTCCTGTTGCACCCATAGCGCTTTGTTCTGCTCTACCCAATGCACCCAATCCACCTTGAATGGTATCAGCGCCTTGACCAATAAATCTTTCTGCTTGAGGCATAAACCTGTCTGCATCTCTAAGTCTTTGTTGAGCTTCTGTTTGTGTTCCCAGACCACCTTGGATGGCTGATTGAGCTTGTGGCAAATAATCAAAAGCACGATCTAAGCTTTCTCTTTGTTGACCAAAGAGTCCACCTGCTTGATCTAATTGACCTTGAAATTCTCCTAATCGTCCTGCTTGTTGACGAGCTTGTATTTGTAATGGAGTAAGTCCTGCTGTTTGCTCAATCGGAATGTCTCTAGGTCTTGATATAAGACCTTCGTATTCACCAGGTGAGCCAAAATAAGATCCTAATAATCTTCTAGAATAATCCTCCATGTATGGAGAAACAAAAGAATAACCAGTTTGCGGCGTTGTTATAACGTCAGCTGGAGGTCCTTCTACTGTTTTGCTACTAAAAACGCCCATTATTTATACCTCTTTGCCATTTCTTCGGCTTGTTTTTGATAATCGTACATCTGACGTGCACCCAATAATCTTTGTTCGTATTCATCTTGTGGGTTGGCTCCAGCCATAATGCCCATGCCTCTAACAGCTGCTGCGTTAAATATAAACTCACCATCGCTTAACATAGCTGGTATCTTGTCTCCTTTTTCTCCACCAGGGCCTGTAACCAACTCTTCTCTTTGAGGATACTCAACGCCATTTTCTCCTGTTCCATCTGCGTAACCATTTACATAGGTTCCGTCTTTAGCATAAAGCTGACTTGTTATTCTTCTTTGAGGTGTTTTATTTCCTGCTTCGTCATATAAACCCAATTCATCTACATAAGTTGCTTCTTTAGGAGGAGCGACTAATGGTGAGAAAGGCACGCCTTTCATTTGTGAATAAAGTTTTGATACTTCGCTTGGATAAAATCTGTAAGCTGCTGGATTTTCATCTCTTGCATTAATTCTAATATCTACACCAGGCTCAGTGTCAGCATAGTTTAATTTAGAAGGATCTGTACCTTCGGTTATTCTGTCTGTTTGTGGGGCTCCATAACCTCTAGCAAAAGCATCATCACGAGTTATAGTATTTTGAGCAGCGTTAACGCTATCAGGATCTGTAATTCCTGCTAAATAATCTTCTAATTGTTGTTCTTCTTCTTCAGTTAAGTTTCCATTATATAAATCTTCAATGCCGTCTAAAAAAGGATTTTGCAAGCCAAAGCCAGTAGCAAACCCGCCGTCATCCATATACATAGGCATCATAGGGGCAAGTCCTCCACCCATATATCCAGGGACATCATATCCAAATCTATTTTCAACTAACGCTGGATTTTCTTTTGCTAGGGCCATTAACCCTTTATTTGCCTTATCTATGCTTTTCATCATAATTTATGTGTACCATTTTTCTACGTCCCAATATTCTGCACTAGAACCAAGATTAATTGTAGTGTCTCCTACTGTTTTTATTGTAACAGAGCCTACAGATGATTGCAGTTCATACCCTTGTGGATTCACAGGTGTATGTAGCTGTACCCATCGATTGCCAGTGTATACCTGTAAAACATCGATAGATGTATTCCATATTACATCACCTGCGTTAAAAGCTAAAGTGGTAATCTCAGAATCATTAAACTGGGGAGTTGCGCTTGGATCAAACTTTCCTAAATTGATCTCTAGTATTCTAACCAAACGATTAAATATATCTGCGTCAACACCAGCTAACGCCAGTGGTAACCTACTCTCAAGAAGTTTAGCCATTACCTTTCGCCATCAGGTCTAATGTCAAATCTATTTGCCCCTAGCCTCCATTTAAAGCCAGTTCTTGCATTGGTTGCTGCATCATCATCTGATTGAGCTCTAAACACCATTTGTCTAGACCTAGCTCTAACATGATTTTGTTTGGTGGAGCTTGTTACGTCTGTGGTTGCACGCGTGGTTAAACTTTCTCCGGGGAAGTTTCTTGTTTTTAAAACAAAGTTAATTTGTCCACCGCTTGAGTTTGTTCCAAAGAAGTTTACATCTGGAATAATGCGTCTTACAAAACCAACTTGCTCACCTTGGTCAATATCGATATCACCAGATTCAATAAAGACATTGTCCATTGGAATCCCGTCTGCATCGTCTGTGCTTTCGTGTGTGTAAATATAATTAACAGAGCTATCTTTGCCTGTGGCCCTAGGTTTTGAAAAAATGCCATCGTCTAACCATGCTGTTCGTGACAGCTCTCCAATGCTCCAGGCTCCTTCTAAATAATTGTAAGTAACGTATCTGTCATTTTCTGTTGATGAGGCTGATGGGTAGAACCAACCAACTTCATTAAACTCTCTGTTGGTAAATGCTACCACTTTAAAAGATTGACCTTCATTAAAATCATCAAGCACATAGTTTAAAACAGAACAAACCAATCTTTTTACAGCACCGCTGTAGGTGTAAAAACCATCTCTAGACATCCAATAAATTGCATCTGGCGCATTAATAGCTCCATTAGGAGATATCAATCCTACATTTTCATTAATAAGGTTTATTCCAAAAGTAAATGGAGCGCCTACAAACTGCATGCTATACAAAGCTGTGTCAGTCCATATTAAAGTTTCTTGTCTTGATCTTAGGCCACCAACAATTTGTGATCCTGCTGACAGCCTTAAAGAACCAGCTGTGTTTGTGGATGTTGGCTCCCATTCTGTAGCACTTTCTTGGTCAGAAAACGCAATAAGCAATGGATCGATTGCACCTGTTCTAGCACTACCCACAATAGGGTCTGCGCCCAAGACAATAACGTGACGATCAATGTCACTAACAATAACTTGAATGCCTTTGGTTGGCGCAAAGTTAGCTCCTGCTAAAGTGGTAATATCAACAGCCCTAGCGCCTAACCCACTGCTTTCGTCCCAGTAATATATACCGCCAGCTCTAGGATTAATAATTAAATCTTCGCCAAAAGCATCGTGCGACCACAACCTTAATTGGTCTGTTTCGGACAAAGCTGTAGCAGATCCCCAAGTTCCTGCGCTCCAAAGTCCTGCGCCCCAACCTGTTGATTCTACGTAAACATCAAGGCCTACATTAATTTGGTAAGCTGCGTCTGTTGCACCTCCACCATTACCTGTATCACTACCATTAGCTGTTGCTGAAGCCGTAAAGGTATAAGTATTAGCAGTAGGCACTGCTGTTATTTGATGTTCTTGGTTTAAAACAGCGGCAGTAATTTTGCCTCCGCTACCCAAATTATTAGAATTACTTATGGTTACAAAATCGTTAACAACAGCGCCATGACCTGTATCTGTTGCTGTAATAACAGCGCTTCCAGATGTTGCTGCAAAAGTAGTAACGTTTAGATCAGTTGAACGTATAGGAGTAATGTCATTTAAAACATCTCCAGTTGTAACATAGTATTTAAACGTAGTTCCAAGACCCAAGTACCTAGTGGCATCTAATGCAACCCATGCTGTTAAAGCACGCCCAGTGCCTTCGTAGTCTTCGGTTGTTGTTTTTACCCAGCCTCCAAATTTTTCTGGCAAGCCTTTTCTAAACCTAACTAAATTGCCATCAACCCAGCCGCCTTTATCTATAAGGTCAGTTGATTCTTTGTTAATCCCTGGATTAAATAATAATTTAGTTAGAGCCATTTTATATATGTTCCCAAGGCTTTCCCTCAAACATTAAAGCTTCTGCTTCTCTTCTTCTGACCAAGCCATCTAGAACTTTTCTTTCACCATTAACTGTAGCTTTGTTCCAACGTTTAAGTTGAGCTGGCACACCTTCATACTCTGCTAGGTTTAATAATTTTAA